GCAATCACCAGCTCAAGGTACAAGTGAAGCGCGTCCACGAGTTCTTCTTTGAAGGCTTCACGGTCAACCTCTGGAACGAGCGTGGCGCGATGTGATTTCGAGTTCTTCAAGTGTTGTCCTGCTTCGAACAGTTCGTCCATCATGTGATGAGTGATGTCTTTGAGAAACTTCTGACCTTGCTTTGAAGTGATGTCAGTCGGAAAGTCAGGAAACCCACGTGATTGCTGCAACAGGCGCATGAATGCTTCCTGCTGGTCCCACATCTGCTTGAGGCGATCCTGCTCTCTGGGCTTTCCATCGATCAGTTCGTTGCATAGTCCAACGCACTCATTGCAGATGTACGTTGAGCGCGGACCCGCAATCACCTTCATGACATCACGAGATGACTTCTCACAGAATGAACAGTTCACATCAATCGTCATCAGTCTCTCCGCCTAATACAAAACACAATCCCAACAGCACGCCCAGGACTATGAGCTCAATTACCGTCACCGGACTCACCAGGAATGATGAACTTGTTTCCTGTTTGTGCAGACTGAATCTCACGAACATGGGCTAGCATCTTCTCATGCATTTCTTTGACCTGCTGTTGATATTCTGCTGAGAGCACCAACACGTGCGGGTCACTTGCGTCTGGGACGACTCTGACTTGACGCAGTGAATCTGCACAGTCAGTGCCCGTCAGCATTGCTTCTTGTACGATCTGCACCACGCGGTGCCACACTCCGTCTGCGAATTTCATGTTATTTGACATCTGGTCCTCATCAACGATCCTACAACGCTGCGAGCTCCTGTATCGATAAGACAATATCTTTGCCTGTCACACCGTCGCCGATGCAAGTCCAATTGGGAACCTGCCGTCTTGCAAACATTTCTAGCTTGTTCGCCGATGGAAACATCGTATCAATGCGATTCTGCAATGTTCCGGGCTTGACTGAGTGCCCAGCGTTCAAATCAAACGCGACGCTACGCTGAGACTTGTTCTTCAACAGTGGATAGATGCTCTTTCCAGCAGTACAAATCAACGCAATTTCATGTGATTGACGAAACAAACGACCCATGCCAACGCGCGTGGAACAGTTCCAGTCGGCTTCCTTTGCGTAGTCCTTCTTTAACTTCACCCACACGAACGTCTGCTTCATCTTGAAGCCCCAGGCATGGACAACGTCGAGGCCTGTCTCAAGCATGCTCCCTGGCACCCACAGCGCAAGGAGACAGCCGGCCGGATCAACGAGTTGGTTCACAGGAAGCGCAATCACCTGTGCAGGTGACATCGTGCTGTACTGCGACGCAGCAGAGCGCTTGACCTTTCGCTTCATCTTCTTGAGACCGTCATTGAAACCCCAAGGCGGATCTGCTACAATCACTTGATACTTCACGGGATACCCGCCATTCTCAGCGCGATGAGAATGTCATAGTGCACTTCAAGCTTCGAAGCATTGTTTTGTGCTAGGACGTGATCGTTTGAATGATCAAGCGCCCACTGATGATACGCTACCTTGACGGCAGCCTGAAGTTCATTGTCCTTTTCGTAGGAGTCGTCTTCTGTTGTTGAACGTCGAAACGACTGTCCGTCAAGAACAATCGTGATATCAGGCTTCTTGAGCCTGTTGAACAGGAACATGTTGAGCACACTGTTGACGCCAGTAGCACCACCATAGATCACTGCGGACAAACTCCAGCGATCAAGAATGACGACGTCATTGTTACGCATCAACGATGGCATATGCAAAACCTGAAACAGCCATTTGTTGAGAAACTGAATGAACTGAAACAGATTCGGCGTCCGTTTCGCCCATCCGCTCTTCAACATGCTGTAGATGAGTTTGTACGTACGTGGACACGTATTCGTCGGCACTTCACATCGAACTACGTTGTAGGAAGCGTCTTTCAAACTCCTCAGAAGGAGCTTCGACTGAGTTTCTTTTCCGACCTTATCGGGCCCTTCGAAGACTACCAGCTTTGCGGTCATGCGTCATAATAACCACAACCGGGTCAAAAGATCAATACGCGTGTAACACTGCAAAACCTTCTGTTACAAGCGTTTGGCTGACATCGACGACAGCACCTCCTGCGGTACTAACAAACATTAGTTTGGCCACCCAGCGACCGTACTTGTCCTTGCCGGTTGACTCAACGTAGATCATGCCCTTGTCTGCTAGCGCTAACAGTGTCTCGAGGCCGGCTTTTGATGCTTTTCCGGCATCATGCGCCGTCCCTGTCATCTCGGGCGCGTTGATGCCGGAAAGTCGAAATCTGACGAGGACACTAACGGTAAACCCAAGATCGACGTCAAGGTCGACAGTGTCTCCGTCAACAACGCGGTGTAGCTTAGCAACGTACTGGTACATGCTAGCTAACTATGCGTCACTTCGTCTTCAGGAAGTTGTCTTCATTGGGAAGTTCTTTACGAGCCTGAACCCAACCTCGGAAATTGCCCAAGAATGGAACTTCATTCAGAATGACGCCATCGCCTGGATAGTGACGAGGATCGAGCGTTGAGTATGTCTTGATCTCATCCTTGTGCATCGGTCGAGCAACATGTTCCCATGGGCTCATATGTCCTGCTGCAGCAAGACGTTCTGCCATCTCAATGTCTGCCTTTGGATCGCGCTTTCCATCGTGTGTCAGGTACGAGATCCGAGCACACCTGCCAACGCATGCTTTGACTGCATCCTTTGCTGTGAATGATACACATGGAAATCCCATGTCTTCATCAACAAATTCATCGTCCTGGAGTAATGGTAGGTGCCATTGACCGTACTGCAAGTTCAGAGGTGCAGACATCGCATATGCACTAGCCATCATTTCAGCAACGACACGAATCTCGGGTTGAGCGTCCTTGTGACAACGCAGTCCCCAAAAGTTGTCCCACTCAGTCGCTGTCACAATGACTGTTTGCCAGAGCCATGGTTCGAGCATGCGATTTGTGATCTGCTTGTGAATGCCCATGTCGAGCATTCTCTTGGCAGTGTCAACGGCATAATCTCGACCCCTGAGCCAGCAATCACGAGCATATTCCTGATCCTCATCACTGAGCTCCTGTTCGGCCTGCATGCCCTTTTGATTCTTGCCCCAGTAGATTGGGATGAACGGATCTTCATCAACTTTCTTGAGCATCTTCTCGACAGGGATCGCTCGACTTGAAGCGCTGTTTCTCGAGAACATTCGATGTGTGTTGAACTCAGCCAACACGATGCGAGGAAACGTGACCTCCATCGTCGTCAAACGCACGCCATCAGGGCTCAGGCTGTCCTTCAGAATCTTTGCTCCGTATCCCATGTCAACCTCCGTAGACTCGAACGCACTCACGCATTGTGTTATCGTGGATCTCAAGGACCTTCGGGATCGATCCATCGGGTTCAGTCTGGTAGCCTCCCGCAAGATTCCAGGCGACTGGAGTACCTGATGCGTGCAAGATGTCAAACACGACTTCATCTCGATGACGTAGTTCCGGAGTTGACAACCATCCGCCGTACGGATCGTTGATGTGCGGGTCTGCACCCGCCTGATACAGCACGACGTCGCAATCAGTCATCCATTCAACAATCTCTGGGAGCTTGTGAAAGAAGTCAGCGACTTGCTTTGCTTGTTCTTGCGACGCAAGGTGCCTGCTACTATCGTATGTCGCGCCGCCCGTAAAGTGTCTGATGAAATTCTGAAGGCCCAACTTACGAATGATCTCGTCTGTTCCATTCCCATAGTGCATATCGAGGTCAAGGATTCCAACACGCTGGACACCAGACTCCTTCAATGCTAAGGCAGTGACCATCAGACCATTGAACGTGCAGAATCCTTCAGCTCTCTCGTACCCAGCATGGTGAAATCCTGAGCACGGTGCAACTGCTACACTGTCGCTCCAGATCGCATGACGTGCCGCAGAGAGCATCGCTCCCGTGGTGTACGGCAATGCGAGTGCCACATCTGCTTCACGATTGTGAAACCCGTTCTCAATGCGGCACGCAAGGACGTCTTCTACGTACTCACGATCATGAGCGCGGCAGAATTCATCGACAGTGACAGGCGTAGGCTCGAGGAGTTCAATCTGAAATTGCTTCTGCCACGAGTCAACGACTTTTGCAGGTTTAGCTGCGCTCGGCGACATGCACTTCGAGAGTGCGACCATCTTGGGACTGTAGAAAACGGGAATAGCAGTTGTCATTGGTTTCCTTTTAGGCACAGCTAGAATTATCTTGGGACTTCTTGAGGGCCCACTCGGCCACTCTTTTATCATCAGCCTGCTTCAGAAGCAGCTTGCTTCTGTCCAACAGATCGTGAAGCGCAGGATAGTCTTCAACGCGCAAAAGCGTACAGTCATAATGACCATACGCATGTGGCTTCTTGAAGATGTACTTGACTGCGATCCAGATTCGCTTGTACCAACGTTCGTAGTGATTCAAGCGTACGTCAACGTACACATCACCATCTAGTTCAGACAGATTGAATCGTACAAGATGATTGAAATCACTGCACTGACACTCGAGGTAGTGTGGGTCCATCGCCACACAGTAACCTACACGTGTGTGCTGTTCAGACTCGTCTGACGAAGTTGAATAGAGAATCCTCGAGCACGTCGTAAAGCTTCAGTTCCATTTCGTCGCAGACGTCATTCATTGCCCTGATCGCTTCGCGTTGGTCTGCACCGTTGTTGCTTTTGTTCAACATGATGTACTGCTTGATACGATCGCGAATCTGATTGACGTAGGTAGCGGTATCCTCACGAAGTTGCCATTCTGGTACTCCGTTCAAATATTCCTCCTTGAGAGGATCGTCCACTTTGGTCATTTTGCGACCCTGACCGCCGCATTCGGGGCACATCGTTGGATCGCCCTTTTCGTCACGCTTGTTTAAAAGCCAGCCTTGCCCGCGACAATACTCGCAGTACATGTTCTTCCAGCCTTCTTTGATGAAGTGCCTGAGGTCGCCGACTCGAACTTTCATGTTCAGCGACGACCGCGTGGGTGCGTTGGGGGCAGGTCATCCTGCGTTCCCGATTTGGTGCCCGATTTTGGAAGAGTACCCGTCGATGAAGATGCGTTCGAACCTACGCCTTGACCACCTCCCGAAGAGCCGGTGCCACCGCCTCGTGGGTGCATTGGAGGAAGCTCATCATCAGACTCGTCCATCTCATCGAACTGATGCTGGGGACCTTCATAGAACTCGCCATCGATTAGTCGATCTTCTACGTCAGAGAATGGTCCGAGTAGGCGCTGAACTAGTTCTTCTGCAGCACGTTCACACTGTTCATTCCAAGATTCGAGTCCTGCTTCTTGTTGGCTTGGATCGCCTTCACTGAAGGTATCAATCCAAAACTGCTTAGCAACTTCAGCCATTTGCTGCACTACGTCGCTAGCATCGGTTTCATGCTCGTCAGCTTCATTGACCCAGATACCCTCGGGTTGACCGAACGGCTTAGCCATGATTGCTTCGTTGATGAGACCACGAAGCATAGCACGGTCTAGTTTGATTGTCTTCTTCATGGTCTCATCCTTCGTAGTCTTCGTTTGTGCGATCAACGACTTTCATCAATGACCGCGCCATGGCTTTACCGTACTCAGTTGCTGCGTCCAACAATGCGCCATGGAATTCCATCTCAGCATCACTGACATCGTCATTTTCTGATTCCACGGGATCCAACAGTGAAGCAACTTCACGTGGCGTCGTGTAACCCAAACCGTACTTCTTCGTCGACGCAAATAGCTCTTTGACAACACCCTTGTGAATCAATTGGCAAAGGCTCCACGCGGCGGCATCAAACCCTGAGATCATCTGATCTTCAAAAGCATCCTGAATCTGCTTTTCTAGCAGATCGACGTTGACACGGCCCTCCATCGCCTTGGGATCGATTCCCTTGGGTCCGTACTCAGCCTCATCAAGTTCGTCAACATGATCAGCAAGATCAGCATAACGTGCCGCAGATTTCGGTGCGCCCGCATTTTTCGTGACGTAACGCATAACGCTGCTAGCTTCTTTGTCACCAGAAGACGAGCGCTTTTTGAGTTTTTTGAAATCTTGCGCGACGGCACTACGTTCGTGCCCTCCACGATCTGATCTAGATCCACCGTGTGGTGTCAGATCAACAAGTTCATCCAATTGCTCTTCTAGAAGCTTTCCACGATGAAGATGGCCGTCACGAGCATTGCGGCCAGCGATGACACCTTGAGCGTCTTCCGAGATGATCTGATTGATGAGCGCGGCCTGTCGTTTCGTGAGTCCCATGCTTCACTCCTGGATGATAAGTATCACCCGCACTTGCTGTTTCCGCAGGACATGCATGTCGGACAACCTTGCTGATATGCGATGTTGGTGCTTCCACAAGATGGGCACGTCTTTTCAAGAGTTGAAGCTGTGCCATCAGTGATGTAGCCTTTACTCAATACTCGAGCAATACAAGCGCTGAATGACGTGACGTCACTGTTCTTGTCCTTGCGTAGCTGTTCGACGAGGTACTGGAGCGGGACTCCGTGGCGCAATCCAAGCGAGATCATCCGTGTGACGGTGCCATACAACGTGTTGTCGAACAGCGAAACGACGTCCTTCAAGGTGATGAAGTCGTCATCTCCCAACGGGATGCGGAGGTTGTACGTTGCGACGCCGTCCTTCTTTCCGTTCTTGATGAGGATCGCTTTCTTTGCTCGCTTCGGAACCTCGATCTGTTCGTTCAATCCGGCAAAGACTTCGTACGGGCGACCATTCAGAAGACCGACAAGGACCAAATACAGTTCGCCCTTGACAGTTACGCGGTGAACGTCACATTCAAGCTCCTTGGGACGCTTCGGCGCATGCGTTTCTGTGACGAACAGCGGCTGACCGTCAGGCGTCGATGCCTCTTCATTGACGATGACTGCGTCTCTGCTTCCGACGCGATAGATGGTGACACCTTTGCATGCTGTTTCCCAAGCCCTCCAACACAGTGCCTCAACTGTCTCAGGAAGGACGTCCTTCACCATATTCGTGGTGTTGCTGATGCTGTGACAGATCCACTTCTGCGCTGCAGCCTGGATGTCGACTTTCTTGAGGCAGTCAATCTCCTCGACTGTCGCGCCGTGATAGGGCGATTTTGTGATGTCAGTCTCACCTGTCACGTCCATCCAGACCTTCAAGCCTGGGTGAACGAGGTCGTAGTATTGCCATTGATCGCCCATCGCATCAGTCTCGTCAACTCGAGCCTGCTTGTCTGCAGATGTGATCTTACGCTTGCGCCTGCTCATCAAGAATAGAACGGGCTCACACCCTGACGTAGTCCGCACGATCAATGAACCGCTGCCGACTGGCGCGGTTGTCGTGTTTGCAATATTTCGGCGGCCGTAGAGGTTGTAATCACGACGCAGGTCGGGATCTTCGTTCAGAATGCGTTCAATGAACGGATGATCCTTTTCAACTTCATGTGAGAAGATCGGAAATGAGCCACGTTCTTTCGCCATGGCAATTGACGACCGATACGAAGACAGCGCTAGCTGGCGATAGACTCGATCAGTGAACACGATCGATTCATCGCTGCCATATTTCAGGTTGCAACCCGCCATGGCATCGCCCAAGGCTGTGATTCCCAGCCCGGTACGTCGACCATTGATCGCCGCAGCTTTGATCTTTTCCCACAGCTCAAGTTCAACACGCTTGACGTCATGAGGCTCTGGGTCTGCATTGATCTTCGCTACGATGATATCGATTGCCTCGAGCTCGAGATCAATCAAGTCATCCATCAAGCGTTGTGCTACGATGACCGCCTTGTCAAACGCCGTGAAGTCAAACTTTGCCTTAGAAGTGAAAGGGTTCAACACGAACTTCCACAGGTTCATATACAGAAGTCGGCAACTGTCATATGCAGACAACGTGATCTCGCCACAAGGATTCGTACTGATTGAACCGTAGCCTTGCTTGAAGTACGCATCTGCGGGACCCATTCTCGTGACGGTGTCCCAGAACAACATTCCCGGTTCACTGCAATCACGCATCGCGAGTACGATGTTGTCCCAGACTTCACGTGCATCGACCCACTGTTCGATGAGGTACTCACCGGGTTTAGCGTCGACGGGAAAGCGCTGCTGGTACTTTTTGCCTGCTGCGACAGCAAGCATGAACTCGTTCGACATACGAACAGACACGTTCGCACCGGTGACCTTCTTTTTGTCACGCTTGATGTTGGCAAACGTCAAGACCTCAGGATGATGAACGCTGATCGTCAGCATCAGTGCGCCGCGGCGTCCACCTTGCGCCACCTCACGGCACGTGTTCGAATAGCGCTCCATGAAGACGGCGATGCCGTCTGTCGTCCTCGCGGCATTTGCTGCAGGAAGACCACGAGGCCTGATCGTAGAGACGTCAAATCCGACGCCTCCACGACGCTTCATGATCTGAACTTCTTCCTGATCAGTCTTCATGATGCCGCCGTACGAATCGTACGGTGATTGAATCACGAAGCAGTTGCTCAGTGACTGCACCTGAAACTTATTGCCGATCGCCGACATCGGTCCGCCCTGCGGGACAATTCGCCAATCTGCAAGGTAGTCGTAGATCGTTTCTTCGTCTAGCGGGTTTGGGTATGACCGCTCGATTCGTGCAAACTCTCTAGCTTCACGTCTATGCGTATCAGCAGGGGTTGCTTCATAGAGCGTGCCCTTGAGATCCTGCAAAGCGTACTTTCCGACGAACACCTCAGCTGCAAGTTCATCTCCCTCAAAATACGTTAGTGAGGCGCTGCGCGCCTCATCGTATGTGTATGACCTCATTAAATGGCTCTCTCCGACGACTTATGGGCAATCATGGATCGAGCTTGCGTTGAGCTCGAGGACACGCTGGACTGTCATAACTATTCCTTAGGCGCTTGAGGTTCTGAAGCGATGGGAGGCTTAGCGTTAAAGGGCTCGTTCTTGAGCTCTTTCCACTTCATTCGCAATGCCTTCTTCATTTCATCCTCGTCTTCAGAGACTGCTTGGCTGAAACCGCCAGCCACTCCAGAGATCGCGAACTTACTCCGCGCGGTGTCGATTAGACACGGAAAGACGAGCCCGTCTCTTCCTGCGCGATTCTTAGCAACATATAGTCTGCCGTGTCCCGAAGATTTCTCATGCGATCGACGAGAAATGCTGAGCACCACGTCGGCGACCATGGCCTTTCCGTATGCTTCGCTCATGTTGCTGAGGTCGACAACCTCGGCGCCAGAGCCTTCTTTGTTGGACTGCGATGCCGTCCAGATCGGAAACTTTTTCTCGCCTGCAAATCCACGAAGCTCTTCATAGATCAGCTTGAGCTCATGGCGTAGGGAGTCGTACTGCCGAGTCGACCGCATGATGTCTGCATAGTCGATGATGATCAGGTCAGGCCTGAAGCCTCGAATTTCGAGGCGCTCAATGTGAGCCCTGATGCTGTAGATCGTTGCAGTGTTGGTAGGAAACTCTTTGATGATGAGTCGTCCGAGCTTCTGCGTCTTGTAGCTGCCGAGGACGCTGTCCTTGCTGTCGATGACAGTGTTTGAATCGATGTCACACAGGTTTGAGTCATATCTGATGCCGACAGCAGATTCAGAGAGTTCCATCGTGTAATGAAGCACGTTCAGACCGTTACGTAGGGCATTTGCACCCAACATGACAAGGAAGTGGCTCTTGCCTACGCCTGTTGGTGCAACGATGACACCGATCTCGCCAGAACCTAGACCACCATTGAGGATGTCCTTTCGATCCAGTTCGTCCATTCCAGTTGCAATTGCATTACGCTGCAACCTCGTGAACCGTGCCTCGTAGTCCTGGAAGAAGTCGTGACCCAAGGCAGGCGTCGTTCCTACGATGACTGCCTTCTTGATGCTTTCGACGATCTGCTCGTACTTTTCAGCCTGCATCTGATCGACGGCTTCTGTCAACGCCTGCTTCAACGCCTGCTTTCTGCAGAAGTCTAGCGTCTTGTCCTTTACGTACTGCAGGTCACCCGGGTCGGGATTTGCCCGCATGCGGGTGAGGTACTCGATGATCTGATCACGGAGGATGGCATCTGTGCCAATCTTGAGCTCGTCACGAATGATTGTGACCAGCAACTGAAGTGTTGGGAAGACCTTGTACTTGTGCGCATGGCCAAAGTATCGCTCAGCCAAGAACTGCAGGTACTTCGGTTCAAGGTACGAAACATTGAAGACCTCGGTCAACTGTTCGGCCCACACTCTATCGCTCAGGAGCGCCTGAACAACCTTTTCTTGAAAGCTCTTTCCGTACTGCCCGAATCCAGGCTTTTGTCCCACTGTCGCTGTTTCACTCATCAAGTGTCTCCGGTCTTGAGCTTTAGGTTATCGATACAATTGAACACGTAGAAAAAGTCTTCTACGTCGAAGTCGTTGATCCCCTCACGTATGAGGTTCCTGACCAGACCGACCCGGTCTGCTCGAGGTATAAAATTTGCTATCATTTGGTCAACTTGTGCCTGCTGATTTGCCGGCACCATGCCGCCATTGAGATACACGAGTCGCCAGTTCCGCTGAACATCATCTGTGTGTTCAATGATCCTTCGAAAGAGCGGCGACTCGTCAGAATGCGTGTGAGCGTAGTCAATGATATCCTGAAGCAGCACGTCTTCTTCGAGGCCCATCATGGGAAATAGTTTGGAGACCTTCTTGAATCCTATGCCTTTGATCCCGGGCACATTATCTCCGGGGTCACCACACAGTGCCTTCGCTAAAGCGAAGTGTTTTGCCTGCACTCTGAACTCCTCCATGACCAATTCTTTGGTGATGTAGATTTTCCTGTGCAGGCTGTACAACTTAGTGCGATCGTCGAGCAGTTGATACAAATCCTTGTCAGATGACACGATGATCTTATCAAGGTCCTTCAGTGGACCGCACGATAAGTATGCGACCAGATCGTCGCCTTCGCAGTCTGAGGCATAGAGCTGACACATTGGCGCACATTTCAGCATTCCAAGCAGTGCTTGAATCTGGTGCTGCCTGTTCTGGTCTGAGTCAGGGATGTCATCTTCATAGAAGCGGTTCAAGTTCCCGGGTGCTCGGCCAAGCTTGTATTCGCTGAAGAGTTTACGCCTACGAGAAGATCCGCCGGATTCCCAACACACGTAGACGGCTGACGGCTGTGATTCGAAGACAATCCTTTTCAGGGTCTTCATGAAGCCGATGCACCCGCCCATCTGATAGCCGTGTGCTGACATTTGTGGGTACGCCGCGTAACTACGTACAAAAAGATTCATGGCGTCAACTAAAAGTACGGGTCGATTATTCATATGCATTCACCAGGTTACATAACTGTACGTCAGTAATCCTCACAAGTTTCAAACCTTGTGTGCTAAACCATTGATCTTGTTCACGATCTGTGCTCCATTTTTTATGAATTTGCACATCTCGGTTCGTTTTATGTTCAGCAATCACTTCAATTGGTCGATCAAGACCATGCCAATAAACACCGTCAAGCTGAACGTATACGTCGATACTTTTAACGTAGAAATCAATGGGCCATTTATGAATAGTCACCTGACGTTCAACATTTGCAAAACCAAACAATTTACACAACAGTTCGTACATACGATCTTCAGGTTTTGATTTTGCATATGTACCGTTACATTTCATTGTTTGATGTCGTTTAGCGTGAGTTTCAGGCGTATTACATCGCTCACGTGTGACAGGAAGTTGCAGCGTATTTTCAACACCGTAACGCTTAACGTTCGTTTTCTTTGTACGTTCACGAATTTCAAGTAACTGCTGAGGATAATTGATGCCATAACGTTCAAACATGACATTCTTTATCTTTTGACGCACTGCATCGGATGCCAGTACGTTTTCAACACCATAACGCTCAAGACACGTTTGTTTGGCTTTCAATTGAACGTTGAGAATTTGCATCACGTTTTCAACACCATAACGCTCAAGACATGTTTGTCTATGTTTGTCCATTACAACTGATGACGCAAAAGGTGTTTCAACACCGTGTCGTTCCATACACGTTTTAGACGTCTTTAACCAAATTACGCCGCCCCTTTTAGCAGCATTCGAAACACAGTTTGTTGAACAAAGATGAATGTCACCAGCATCTTTCACATAACGTTTAAATTCTTTTTCACATTGATCACACTTATACAATGAAAGTTTAACCGTCAGTTGCTTTACGTACATTGGTAACCGTGCATAACTAAGGTGGCACGTATAAAATCTTATTCAGCAAACAGACACAGTACATGCGCCTACTTACTGGAATGGCCAGCAACTTGCTACGTGAGTACATTGACCTTCTTGTCGAAGCGATCCGCTCCAAGAAGGGCGTGAAGAGCGGCGGCGGTTCAAGATTTGATCTCAACAAGTTCAAATCACTGACTGACATTCAGGAGATGAACAAGTATGCAGAGACATACCTCGACAAGTTAGGTCAGGGTTCATCGAGAGCTGCGTACCTCCTGAGCGGAAAATACGCCCTAAAGATCGCTGTCAATGACAAGGGCGTGGGTCAAAATCGTGCTGAGGTCGACGTCTTCACTAACCCAAAGTCTGCAAAGGTCGTTGCAAAAGTCTACAGTGCTGACAAGAGCTACAATTGGGTGATCTCTGACGTCGTAAAGCCAATCAAGAGCGTTGACGAGTTCAAGCAACTAACCGGTGTTCCTTGGGCTGGCTTCTGCAAGTTTGTCGCAGCCGCAATCAAAAACAAGAAGATGCCCGATGAGGCACCTGACTTTGTGAAGTCTGTCGTTCAGACTGCGCTGGCGAGCAACCTCCTGCGAGGTGACCTCGTCGACCTCGCAGACGGAGACCCACATTCTGTCATCGATCACTGGGGCAAGACACCTGACGGGCGAGCCGTGCTTCTGGACTACGGGTTCACAGGTGAGGTGTGGGAAGAACACTACTCACAAAAGTCACCTGCAGCAAACCTCGGAACTGACAAAACAACACCTGGCGGAAAGCCTGGCGCATTCGCAGGAAATGACGAAAAGACCGTGAAGCCTGCTAAGCCGGCGAACAACGCGTCAACGGGCGTTAACCCATACGGAAAGACTGCACCAGCACCTGAAACTCCCGATCAGAAGACAGTCAAACCCGGGAACAAGCATGTTGCTCCTGATGACGAAAAGACTGTGAAGCCAGGCAAGAACCGTTAGGCGGTTGCTAAATTTGTTCCGTCAAGAATGATCACTCGTCCCTTTGCGGACGTGTTGTTCGCGAAACGAACCTCAACCGTTGGTTCAAATCGTGTTGCTTTTGGGTCACCCACGACTTCGAACAATGGACTGCTTCCCATTGTTCCACTGAATGTGTCGTGTGGACTTGGCCTGAACAGCACGCTGCAGATCAGCATGCAACACACGTCGGGGTGTGCTCTGACAATCGTACGTTCTCGTACTTTTCCTTCAGGCGTAAGATTGTTCCTTACATCGATCAGCGTTTCAGTTAACGTTTCGTACCATTCACGAATGGATCCGTTGAATGCTGGACCTGGCGACAAAGGTGTCGACAAATCGACTTCTCTGCCCGTTGTCTTGTTAACGAATACGCCCGGACGACGATCCCAATAAAATACAACCTCTTCTTGATTTTTCATCATTGCCTCCCAGTTGAGCCCCAACCACCCTGCCCGCGAATTGTCTCGGACAGTTCTGTGACGGTCTCGAATGCTGCACGTGTCACGGGAGCGAAGACAAGCTGAGCGATTCGATCGCCCACGTCGACTTTGAAATTCTTGTTGCTTGTGTTCACCAACAGAATTCCGAGCTCCCCGCGAAAGTCACTGTCAATCGTTGACGGTGAATTGAAGACAATAACGCCGTGATTTCGCGCCAGACTCGACCTGGGACGGATCTGACACTCAAATCCACTCGGGATCTCAAATGAAAGACCGGTCATGAAGATCTTCTTCTCTCCCGGTAGAATAACGTCCTCCTCTGCAGAGCGAATGTCACAACCCGCAGCACCGGCGGTCTGATACATGGGAAGTTCATTCCCGCTTGTATTCTTGACTCTTACTACGATGTTAAGCTGCATCGACAGTCTCTTCCTCTTCATCTGTCTCAGGTGACTCACCATCACCTACATAGGTCAATGCCTTCGAGTCGCTTCTCAACGTGTACGCATCATCGATGATCTTGTCGATGAACGGCTTGTAAATCGGATCAGCCATGATCTCATCGAACTTGCTCTTATTGAACTTCTTTTCGATCAGAACTTCGCCAGTCTTTGCGTCTGTGATCGTAAGATCACGCCAGGCAGACTGTCCAGAGATCTTGATGTCAACCTTAGAGACATTTCCCTTTGAGTCGGTGTAGTCGGTCGTCACCTTGTTGTCAGCACACCAAGACCTGAGCTCGTCAAAGACGTACTCATGTTCAACGATGCCCCGACCAAAGATGATGTCGAACTCGTATTTTCTGAACGGAGGGGCAACCTTGTTCTTTTTGATCGTCATGATGACATGAATGCCGATGACATTTCCCTTCGAGTCCTTGACTTGCGTTCCGGACGTAAGTTTGATCCGAATCGTGGCGTGATATGGAATCGCTTTTCCACCGGGTGTGATGTCGGGGTCGCCGTATGTTACGCCGATCGCAGTCCTCAGCTGATTAAGGCATAGCAGTGTGACGTTATTCTGGCCGATGACGCCCGTGATCTTTCGCATACCCTTACTGATCTGGCGTGCCTGGAGACCTATCGTGCTGTCTTCGTAGTCGCCCTCGAGTTCAGCCTTGGGAGACGTTGCAGCTACTGAATCCCAAACGACGAGGATGGGCACGTTTCTCTTTTTGTCGATCTTTGCTTTCGCCAAGAGGATCGTTTTTTCGATCCAGCTGAAAACACTTTCAGTGCAGTGTTCATCGATGTAAATGAAGTTCTTGTTGACGTCAATGCCCATCTGCTTGAGCTTGTCGGTCGGTGTCGCATTTTCTGTGTCAATATAGACTACAATGCCTCCCAGCGATTGGGTGACTGCCGCGGCATGGTATGCAAGGTGTGACTTGCCAATAGATGGAGGTCCTGAGATCTCAATAACTCTGCCTTCTGGGTAACCTCCAGCGGAAGCATTTCTGATCGCATAGTTCAACTGGATTGATCCAGTATTCAACCAACGCTTGACAGTCGTCGGCGCTTCAGTCTCACCCAGGTTGTACGCAACCCGCATGCCTGCTTCCTTGTTGATAGCCTTGATGAGCTCGCTGGTGAAGTCTTCACTATCGCCAGCTGAGCTCGTCTTGGACTTTTCAACCGGAGCAACAGCAACTTCTTTCGCTGCTTTTGCCATGGTCTACTCCTTCACTCGTCGTCTTTTTCCATCAGCTCGTTGAATGCATCATCGAGCGTCTGCTTCGCAGCCGGCTTGTCATCATCAAGATCAGGGGCGGCCGCTGCCTTTCCCTTTTTCGTTGACTTGGGAGGAGCCACATCATCTGCTTTCGCAGTGACGGGAGCCGTGCGAACCTCAGACTTGACTTCGGTCTTGACTTCATCGACGAGCCTATCGAGCTCATCCTTCTGACGGTCAGCACCACGTGTGCTGCCTTCGTCGCCGCTCTCAGATGCACCACCTGCAAGCCATGCGTTCAGAACCTGCTCGATTTCCTGAACCGTCTTCTGGCGGTACATGTCATCGATGTTAGGAACACCATCAAGCCACTTCTTGGCGAGCTCAGCATCATCTGCGAGCTTGCTGGATCGACGACCTGCATCGACGACAGTGTCCATGAACTGTTTCCCGGGTGCCTGACTGATTGTCACCTTGAGATCGAAGCCCTCGAGCGGATCGAGGATGTCGCCGACATCTTCCTCGGTGAAGAAGCCGAGCAAACGCTGGTAGACCATCTTTCCGAAGGACCACACCTGCACGCCCTTGTCTTCCTGACCTCGAACGATGACGGGCATGTATGCACGCATCTTCGGCTGAAGCTGCTTTGCAAGAGCACGGTCGTCCGGGCTGTTGGTCGAATAGAGCTTCCGAATCAGATCATTGATCGGATCGGGCTTGCCGAACTGCGACGGCGCAAGAATGCCGGAGTTGGTGCCGATGTAGTAAAACCTACGCTCGATGAAGGGCATTCCATCGGGAGTTGAAGGCCACGGAAGACCGCGCACCTTGTGTTCGCCGGGACCCGGCTTCCAGAGCTGAACGTTCGAATTCCGACGCTGCCCACTGAGTTCCTGCACACGCTTTCTGATTGCCGCGAGATCTACTGCCATTCCGATATCCTCTTTCCTAGTTCCACAAATGACCTGACACACCACACCGTGTGGATGTAATCAGATCCTAACTTACGATCTGTCCGTTGTTCAATCAGCATTTTTCAATGCCGAGAAAGTCTTTGTTCGCTTACTTGCGAGTCTTCTTCTTGGTCTTTCCACCAAGAGGGCCTGTGTATCCCATGACTCCGCCGCCAGCCATTCCGCAAAACTCGTTCACTTCTTCCACTTCATCCTCATTTCCGTCTTCCGCATTTTGATCCGGTTCGATCAGCTGATTTGGCACCCTTGCAAGGTGCGCTTCAGCCAAACTCAACTTCACAACAAAGTAAGGTCCCGTGTAAATCGTATAGGCTTTGAGGCCCATCGAAGTAATTGCTTTCACAAGCCGCTTGCTTGAAGCCTCAGCGTCGGAACCAAAGTACCAACTGTCTGCGACTCCCCGTTTTGTCTTTCCGCCTAATTGTTGGGCCAGTCTGCTGATTTCTAGCTTTGACGCAGATTCAGCAATGACAGCCTTCAAATATTTCACAAGCAATGTCTTTTTAGTTACGTTGCTCATGTCATAAATAGGAGGCTCGGTCCGTCAGATGAGGAATTAAGCACTCAAATCAGACATACGCAGCAACGTAACGATGCCAACCAACTTCGTCAAAATGAGCTCGAATCAGATTTTGATTCTTGTTCCTTGCTCGTTTATTCTTGTCGTCGCCACGTAATGCTTCCGCCGTTCTATTAAGACACGTTTCGCTAGTGCTCATAGTAGGTTTACCAATCATTTCGCCTGTCACAATGTCACGTCGAATTAGCTTTTTCATTTTTCTTTGCCTTTCGAATTTCCCATGATTTGCGTTGTGATTCAGTTCTTTTTACTAGTGCTTCAGGATGATCTCTCCAATAAGCTTTTGCAGACATTGAGTGTTTCTCTTTTACGTCTAATCTTGCTAGTGATTCTTTGTGTTTTGCTTTTGCTTCGGGAGTTGCTAGCGTATTACGTGCCATTTGACGACGCGTTTCAGTTACGTTAGGATCTGACCATGCAATTTTCAATTTCGAAACTATCAATGCACGTGATTCAGGATCAGCCCACATTGCTTTCGCGTCATCAGAATGCTTTTGTTTCTCTGCATCACTTTGCACTCGTCCCGGACCGCCTTCACCACCGCGGGTGAAATTGCACCCTATGTCGCTTGAATCATCATGAGAATGATTTGACGTGTACGTTCCCATCAAAGCGACATTCTCAATCTCCCAAGCGCATGCATCGAAGTGTTCAAGTGGTCCAACACAGACCTCAACTCGAAGACCATATCGCTTGACAATCGCGTGCCACTTGTGATTGCGACTACAATGCGAACTTGATCGATTGACGAGACCTTTGCCAACGTTAAAACAACGTGGCGGATCCTCAAGCGTCCAGTGTTTGTAACCGAACGTATCAATCATCGTTACGTGGCCAGAAACTAACATCCTTCTCCCACATTGTCGCAACATAATCGGCTGTCATGACACCATACACAAGAGGACTCACTTTGAGACAGTAGGGCTTATTTTCAGGCACAACGAACCCATCGTTGAGTTTAATACAAAGGGCCTCATCGACAGTCAACTTCACCTGATAATGCTGAAGCAGAAAGACGCTCCGATCGGGAGTCGTCATGTACGGAATGTCGTTGTTGTACTTGTAGACCTCACCAAGCTTGTCCCTGCGCCAGCTGTCAGTCTGTTCTGTGTAGAAGTCATTGCCCGGGTCATTTCCAGGCATGCCGAGCTTTCCGATGTCATGAAACAATGCACCGATGATCATGCTCTCTTTTGGAAGCTTCCAATCGTATGCCTTGTTGAGTGCAACGAGATGATTCAAGACTCGAAGGCTGTGATCGACAAGACCACCCGGGAACGCTCCGTGATAGTCGGTCTTCGCTGAAGCCGGACACAAGCACAAGCGATCTTCGATTTCATCCAACATTGCAAGAAACGATGCTGAGCGATCGCCCAGTTTCTCACAGAGTCCACGATAGCGCTTCCAGTTCGTCTCAATTTCTTCCGGCGTCAGTGACATGATCAATCCTACCTTCGATGTGTTGCTTGTTCAAGTCAGTCTCTCGTAGCGCAATGGGAACTTTTGAACGTAACCCTTGACCTTGACGTATTTGATTCCTGCAACTTCGCCGAGATCATCGTTATAAGCGTCAAGGATCAAGGCGTCATGTAACAAATAGATTGGGCGCACTCGCCCCGCACGCTTAGCAAGCGTGTCGATGACCTGCTTGAACCCGAGAAGCGCAACGTCAGCGCCGGTTGACTGTGAGTAATAGTTGATCATCACGTGGTCAAGCGGTTCATCGATCTTGATGGGACGACCGTATCGATTGATGACGTAACCCGTTGAGACGAACTGTGCCTTCACGCGCTTAAGCAGGTCTTCTGTGTTGAAGTACGTCTTGATGCGGCCGACGAACTCGTTCAGTTCCTTGCCTTCGATGCCGAGCACCTTTCCGAGCGCATATTTGCTGCTCCCGTAGAGCTCGCTGATGACGGCACCTTTGACTGCTTTGCGATCTTGGCCCAATTCCTTTGCGATCATTCCGTAGAGGTCAACGTCATCGCACTTTCGACCGTACTCATACAAAAGAACACGTGCCTCGAGTGCAGCAAAGTCTAGCGCTACGATGGTGCCCTTGTCACCATAGAAAGACTTGATGATGCCCCTGTGTTCACGCTTCAAAGTGAGGATCTGAGGACCGCTCTCGACCGTCAAACGACCAGTCAATGTTCTAAACCGATTGTAGCACACGCGAGGAGCAAAGTTATTTTCATCAGGCTCGAAGGAACGAACCGCAGGGATGTTTCCTTCACCTTTGTCAAGGATTTCTTGACGGGCTTTTGTGTCGACGCACGCCAGTCTCAAAGCCCTGAAGACGCCGTTACTGGGCACCCACGCGTCCTTGTAGTAATTCAAGGGACTGTCGGCCATGGCCTCTTCCACACGCCCAATCAATTGCTTGGTGAAGCCCTGGTGTTCTCTCGCGGGCATGACGCTGCGCCACGGAATGGGCGTGTCTACTAACGAACCAGACATGATTGACATCGCCTGCACGAATCGTTTGGGAGGCGATAGGTCAATGGGCTTTCCTGATAAGCGTAACACCGTGTCAAGGCACCAATCACTGTGATCCTTGACGTGACCATTGAGATGCCATGTGTCTTTTGGCACATTGTCACACCACTGAAATGATCCGTCTGCTACAAGCAGGTGTTTCTCAGTCCCAAGAAGGGACATGTCAAGGCAAAATCGTGGCACGATTACATCGTACACCACAAATTGCTAGTTTATCCCTTGCCAAGATTAGCAGCCGCGGCTTTAGCAACGATATCTTTGACTTGCTTAGTGATGTTGGGCGCGTCTTGGTACACACCGTATGCATCATGAAACGCAAATGTCCACGACGTCTCAAACTTTCCGGGTGAGAACGTATGTGACAACCCTGTGACAACATAAACGTTATCAAGCGTCGTACCTGTTCCAAAGTCAATGAAAAACTTTTGACCCATGGTTGCTAGCGGGCAACCTAAAGTGTTCATTGTCAGTTGAGCAGGAATGACACGAAGTGGAATTCCCAACTCACCAGAACCGTTAGGTGCAGAATCATTTCGAGTTGAGAATCCTCGTGTCAAGTTTGCTGCCGTCAACAATGGATCAGCCTTTGATGACAGTGCTGCGTTGAAAATTGTAGTGCCATTCGCACCATACATGATCGTTGGCATCAACTTTGACACCGTGTCTTTGATCTGCTGGTTCGTACTAAACGAACCATTGTCACCTGGCAATACAAGATCATCTGACTTATCGTGCGCTTTTATTGATTTAGCAAGTGAATCAGTAAGACCTGCAATTTGATCAGACGGTGTGCCGGCCGTTTGTTTCGAAACATCAGTCGGCGCTTTTTGATAAAAACCCAATGAACCTGCTGAGTTTTCAGCTTTGACAAGCGATGTTGCAAGAGTGTTAGAGTCTGTCTGCTTGTCGTATATGTGAATTCTCATGATACGCTTTGAAGACTTGTCTCTGAGATCTTTGGCGGTGTCGACGCTAGCGTCCTTCACTGAGTAGTTCAGTTGTTGAAGAATGTCATTGTCGCCTTGTTCAGACGGAGCTTCATGTGTTGTTTCGACATACATTTCAATCGTGGGTTGCTTAAATGCACCGTATTGTTGCGTCCAGTGTGCCAATATGCTGTCAGTGTTACCTGATTTGTCATCTTTTTGCTGAGCTTCCTTTTGTTTTGAGTCATATGGCTTATACGTTGAGCGAAGTCCGTAACCTATCGCTCTGTTGTCAGTGAATTGTGAGTTTCGAAGCAACAACAAAAAATCGTCGAGTGTTGTTTTCTCGCCTCCCCTACTGACACATAGTTCACGATATTGATCAAGAAAGACCGCCATCTCGATTGGAAACTCTGCAACGCTGTGACCGCTAATAGGACCACAATGTGCATTCATGTTGTAAAAAAAGATCTGCAATTCGTCTGCTGCACCTGAATTAATGATCGTTCGCACAGCAAACGTACTGAACAACTTACCAAACGAAACAACAGAATTCTGAAACTTTTCAACCTTTACTGCTTTGTTGCGATTGAAATCATCGACTGTCTTTGCTAGCGCGGCGTCGACGCCATCTTTTCCTGTGACTGGAAGAAACGGATCCCTTCCTTCGTTCACTTCCTTGAACAATTTTTGAATCGTCATCGTGATCTGCGATGCTAAACGTTCTTTGACGTTCAACTTTGACTCTAGCGCTTTTGACGTTGACGTTCCATAAATGTCATTGAGCGCGTCCTTCAATGCCTTAACTTTTCCAACATCACCCTTTCCTTGTTTGAGCACTCGGTCAAGGCTGTTGATCGCCGCGGCGATTTCAGGTTTACTGAAATTGGGCATTTCACCGGCAACAGCTGATTCAATAACTTGAAACGCCCGAATTTCTTTACTGGGACCATCTCGTTCAGTAAGATTTAGCGCCTGAAGTGCTTTCTGCAGTTGCCCTCCCATGTCCTGAAGCTTCTTCAAGAGCGCTTCAGAGTCGCTTGTTGTGTCAGAAACTAAAATCTTTTTTAGTTCACTGACTCCCTTTGTGAAAAGTTCAAGGTTGATAGTAACCTGACCAATATTGTCAAATGCAATGCTACAGTTTTGAATTCCGTATGCTTCACGCATCAACATATTGTTGTTGATGTAGTCAAAATACGGATTCTCACCGTTTCTCACAGGAGCTCGCCAACCGTACGTCATCCAAACTGTCACTCCCGTGTAAACCTTGGGTCGAATGAAGTCACTGATGTCTGCTAGTCTCGAACGATCATGAAGTTTAATCACCATGTTACACTTCTTGTGTGCAAACATGCCTACCGTGAACTGAGGTTGCGAAACAGTCATGCTTTCAAGAGACGCAAATGGCCTAAACGGATCGGCAACGGGTGCATATCGTGAACCATGAAAGCCCACACTAGAATTTGGTTGAGGGTTAACTAGCGTCTGAGGCGATGTGAACATTTCCATTCCGGCGAAATCTTCTTCTACCTCTTTCTTGTCTTTTCCAATCCCAGATTTCTGGTGACCTTGTATCATCAAGTCGTTAGGGCTTGTTCCTGATTCGTTAATGGGTGCTGCGCCAATTAGAAACTTCAACAAACCAGGCGCTTGAAGCGCAGTTCCTGGGTTCCTTGTTGTTTGAAACTCTACATCCATGAATGGAGCTAGCTGAGAAGCGACTGTTGCAGGCATTCCATTCAAGAACGTCTCGATCCTTCTCGTGTTCCTGTTATTTGGGTGAAAGAACGGCGATTTGCTCAAGAGGATCGAATAACTGAAATTCTCGGGTGGTTTAAAATCATGGCCAAGAATTGCATTGATGTTATCAATTTTCGTGCGTTCACCGTTTTTTGACGAATCTGGCGCTTTTTGTAGATCCTCGCCCAATTCTTTTACGAAACCTTCGCTGCTATAAAACGAGATGAACTTACTCAAGTCAATTGCAGCGTCAAGTTGAACACCAGTCTTTTCGTCTGCCTTATGACTAGCTAGCGTAGCAAGATCTTTTTTCATGCTAACTACACTTCGAACGCCACGTCCGCTGTTTTCGATGATTCTTAACAAGGCGATCAAGGCATTGTCGACCTTGTCTAGCGGTGAGCCTAACGACGGTTGAACAGTACCGATCAAATCGACCGGCGTGAACATCGTAAAAATCTGATCTAACGAGTTGAACTCCGCCACGATTAACCTACCAATGACGCAATGTCACCCAATGATGGTACACGAATCACAGTCCCGGGCGGAATTTGCATGCCCCATCCGATTCCGGAAGCAGCGGCAAGGATCCACCAGTAACGACCGTCACCATAGACAGATCCTGCGATTGTGTCAAGGCGTTCTTTTCCTCTCACGATAATGGTCTTTGTTGAGAGCGCGCCCGATGCAACGGCTGAACGAATAGCCTCCTGAGCGCGGCCAGTGCCAAACTGCTCGCCAAAATTCATGACAGGTGTCCGTTTGTATCTAGTAAATGGCATTACGATTTATCCTGCACACTTTCTAGCCACGTACGTGCTTTCATTAGCCAATCATAACTACCAGCTTTTTCAACATGACCTAGCGTTAAATTGCATCGGTGACACAATAGACCACGAACTTTACCTGTTGAATGACAGTGATCAACACATGGTTGTTTTAAAAATGCATTACACAAACCACAACAATGATCTTGAGACACTAACATTGCATCAAACATCGATTGATCGATCCCAAACAATTTAATTCGCGCAGCAATTTTTCGAAATTGAGTGTATTTTCTTAGCCGAACTACGCTAGCACCAGGTGTATTGTCGCCTACACACTCATCACACATAAGCACAGTGGGAGTTCGACCAGAAAATGTTCGAACGCATATTACACACGTTCTTGGATAGCGACATTGTTTAATTCGAACTGACTTAAGCAATTGTGAATCTGCAAAACTTCTACGAATACCTGATTCGTCTAAAAACTTTCTAAGTGAACGTTCTGAAACGTTATAATGTTCACGAATGTACGCATACGTTTCTTTGTATGAATGAGTAGGATAGTACGCTAGCACATCACTGTGCCAGGCGTCAATTGATTCTGCTTTCTTAGAACTCATGATCTAACTATTAACCATTGTGATCAATGAGTGCAAATGATTCAAATTACTTCTCTTGTGGACCACTCGATCCCACGGGATAAAGAGGACCCCTGTTGTAACCGTTATGATCAATACCAGGAGAGATATCATGAATTGGCGCAAACGACAACGTAATTTTGCACATCTTGGGTGCAATTCTACCATGATCGATCTCCCAAGTTACCTTATCGTACCAATCAAATGCCATTGTCTCAATAAAGCCGGCCATTCCTTTTCCTGCAGTGTCTGCAAAAGCTTTTACGACTGCATTCGAATCAGCACTTAAGAATTTTTGAACTGCAACACCGTAACCTTCGTTTTTCTTTAGAACACTTGCTAGCGTACTGAGTTCTTTAACGAGATTTGACGTGTTTTTAGACGTGGGCGTTAGTTGACTTGCTGGAAATATGTACTTTCCGCCAATGATACGCTCATATGGATTGTCAGGGTTGTCGTATTGTTTGTTGAATTCTTTGAATGAATTTGCCTTGTATTTTTCTAGAATGGTAGGATCGGTTGTTAGTTGCACTTCACCGATAATAAGTTGCGGGTTATCGGGATGAACTTTCTTAGCTTTTATTTCTAAATAGTCAGCAAATACGCTTAACGTCGGTGAATACTTCAACGTATTTTTAGTGCCAACCAATGGAAGAGGGGGAACGGGAATTGAAATGCCCCCGCCACCTGCTTCTTGATCAGTTGCAAGTGTAGCTATGTAACCAGAAGGAAGATGGTACGTTTCATCATTAGGACTCGATAGTGCCTTGTCTAGACCGACAACAAGAGATCTCAGCGTTTCACTATCATCAAGAACTGCAATAGAACCTTCGTCAAGTTTCTTCTTGTCAATTGTGAATTTTGGATCTCCCATTCCAAAAAGTCGACCAAGAGCATACAATGAATAATTGCTGCGAATTAGGTCACCTAGTCGGATTCGAATCATAGGTGATGCGCCGATCAACTGGCTGAATGGTTGCGTAAAGACGTTGTTACCGTCCTTGTCCTGAAGTTGTTTTCCTTTCGTATACTGAGGATACAGAAGGGTTACCAACTTGTTGATCTTCACCCACATGTCATCAAAGTCCGATGGTGACGTAGAGACAACGTAGAACGACATGTCAATCTTTCGTTCAGTTGACTTGTAAATTCTGATGGGCTCTACGCGGCCAAAACCATCGTGTTTATCATATGCTACTGTGTATGAGTCTCCTAGTGATGCAATAAACGCATGAAAGCTAATCATTTCGTTGGTGCGAATGTCATGAAAATAGAACGGAACGTATGATGCATCAAGTTGCTTTTCAAATTCAAGTGCCAAAGCATTTGAAATACGACCGGTTCCTGGACTAGTAACAGTTGATTCAACTAAAGAAGCAGCCTTAAACCCAACGAATGGCGACGGTGCGCCGAGCTTCTTCCCGCTGGCAAGATTTGCAGCAAGAATGTTAGCCGGCATAATCAGATTTGCTGCAGCTCTATTTGACGACCACGACAGCTTAAGGCTCCCCTTCATTCGACTCTTCGTCACTGATGCATGAGGATCAGCATCGCCACGATTGTCCATTGCAGAATTTTTAGTTCCAGGAGCATCTGGATCGAGCCAGCTAGCTGGTTTTGTTAGGATCGCGTCACCCAGACCTGCAAAGATATTGCATGCGGAGATCAGTTTTGAACCCTTGATGACGTCGATCAGTGCAAGGATGGCGCTGATCGCATTCATGATGTTTCCGCCGATCTTCTTCATCTGATCGACGATCGTGATTCCGCTGCGAATAATTGCTCGTGCTACAACAACGTTGAATCCCGGGCTGTCAGCAGATGACGACAGAGCTCCCGCTAGCTGACCCAACAAGCCAGCATCTTCCGGAATTCCAAAGAACGCATTCGTGCCCCTCTTGAGGGCCAGAGAAAATGGAAAGTTCGTAGGTTTGATACCCAACAAGGCACCAAAATTGAGTGACGAGAGGGCTGACAGGGCCCCTCCAATGCCACCTGATGCGGCCTTGTTGCCTGCCTTGCTGCCGGCATAGTACTCGCCTGGTGAGTAACGGCCTTGCGCATCTCGTGTGGCGCGCTTCGTTGAAGGTGTGATCAGACCAAGCAACAGACTGAGACCGTCAAACAAGAGCGTAACGCCGGCGACCAAAGCAGTCGACAGAATTAGCATTCCCAAGGCATCTGTGCCTGAATATGGATCGTTTGGGTTGTTGAGTTGACCCCACGAAAGTGAACCGAAACTCAGAACGTTTGCACTGTCAAGTTCGTCTGTCGTAAGCCCATTGATGACATCAGACGCTAGCAGCACCTGTGTGTCAACACGTGTAATTCCGATCTGAGCGCCACCTGGAAGAAGAGCTCCGAGTTGCATTCCTGCTGAATTCGGATCTGAACCCGCGCTAGCTGCACCAAGTTCCTTGCCGGCACGAAGTGCAAGAAGCGGACCGATCGATGCCATTCGCCCGGGTGTGATTCCCGGTGCGAGAACATTATACGTTCCCTTGTTTTTCTGCTGCGTCAACGATGGATTGAACCCGCCGTCAGATCCGCCGCCTGTGTCAGTGAACTTCTGCTTGCCGGCGCTAGCTGCTGAAAAGCGGTTGATGCTCATCACAGCAGACTGGTATTTGCCAATCGCTGAATCATCAACGACGGTGTTGTCTTCTGTCTTGGGCTCTACAGAGCGCAGGAGTTCGTTTCCATCACGAACAGTACCTTCTTGCTTGCCTTTGCGAATCTCGGGTGCAATGGCTGGATATTGCTGCGTGTATGACGTTTCTGCGGCACCGAATCCATTTGTAACTGGCGTGAGAACAACTGGGTTACCATTGTCATCTGATAGGCGTGTGGGTTTGAAACCCGACAATATTGGGTAACGATTTTTAACAGTCGCATCATGCAGATATTGTGATAAAGTTTCTAGTTTAAGAACACCAGCATTAACGTTGTATTTTCCTTTGTCAGTGTCTTGTGACAATGGTAATTCAGCATCGTAATCACGTGGCGGAGACGCAGGATCAACATCTTTTGTATACGTGTGTTTTCCAGGCGTTGATGTTCTTGCAAGACGATTTACGTCGACAACGGTCGTTTGATATTTACCCAGTGGGCTATAATCAACGCTAGCGGGATCAGTACTAGCAACGACACTACTAAGAAGTTCATTACCGTCTTTACCGGTGCCGTCTTGCTTTCCTTTTTTCAGTTCTGTTGCAATTGCAGGATATTGCTGCGTGTATGAACCTGGCGGCGTACCGAAAAAATTATCAGAAGCACCCAGTGGCGTCAATCTTGTAGGGTTGCCTGATGCTAGCGTCAATGAACGCAGCGTGATCGTTGTTATTGCGACCGGATACTTGTTAGAGATTTTGGCGGACCCTTTGGCACCTGTTGTCAGATCACCCAGGTAACGTGCTAAAGTTTCTCGCGTGGGTACGCTGATGTCCTTTGGCTTGCCAGAGTCATCAATGTAACCCGCCGACACATCGACTTTCTTCAGGTACGGGCCGTAACCGTTCGGGTTGCCCTGGGCACCCGGGTCCATTGTGAAAGTCTTGCCGTCGATGTCAAATCCGCCGGCGCCTGTGTCGATTTTATCTGCCATGTTCAGCCATTCGAACCTGAGGTTGCAGGTTCGTTGCTACTAACTACGTCCTTGTTCGCAATGATTGACCGTCCTAATTGTTCAGCAAACACAGGATCATTTTCTGCTCGAGCAATCAATGGTCCCAAAACATCTGCAAAGCCGGCAACAAAACCCTCGACCATGTCTGCGACCATCTTCTTTTCAGCAGGCGTACGGGCCATTGACATCGCACGCTTGAACTGCTCGTTTTCGTGTAGACCGTCGATAAAGTCCTTGCGTGATTTCATGACGTGATCCTACAACACATGAAAGTTACTTTCCTTCAACGAGAGGTGTGTTTGTACGTGTAGACTGTTCTGTGTTCTGTGTGGTCTTCTTACCCACGTGGTCAAACGTTGCCCAGTCAAGACGCTTTCTGATCTGCGAAGACTCACGCATGATGATCGCCTTCTCAATGTCTGCTGCGTTGATCTCAACTGCAAGGTTGACAGTGATCTCTACGTTCTTGCCAGCGTTCACAGAGTATGAGGTTTTACTTCCGAGACTCAACGCACCGGCAACACGTTTAAGTTTAGCCTCGATGTCGATGACATTGCCGCTTGAGGCAAGAGCATTGTTCAGATCGTTCGCTTGTTTGACCATCTCTGAGACTGCAAGCAGCGCACCGGAGATGCCTTCTTTGTTATCGGCACTGCCTTTAATCGTTGAAGTGAATTTTTGAACCGTTGAACCAAATGCAAGGAAGAACGGGCTATTTGTAGCCTGACCAATTTTTGTTTGAATCTTTTCGACAATGGCAAGATTCTTGCCAACTGCTTCGATAGCTTGATCGCCAACTTTTTGGGGCGTTATGTTTGAAACATCAGTGACACGCGTCGAGATTTCTTTCATCGCCTTTGCAATTTCATTCATTGCAGTGCTTGTCGTTTTCAAATTTTCAGCGATTGCCGCAATATTGACAGCAGCACTCTTCGAATATGTTGCAGACAATTGCAACCTTTCGATGAACTTCATATCGGCAATTCCCATCATCACAGTGTTACCAAATGATTGCAACGATTCGAACGCCGTCTTCAACTCCTTGTTATCAATCATCTTGATTGATGACGTGGCCTTTGCCGAAAGTTGGCCGACGTCGCCGATGACGCCAAACAATGCCTTAACTGAACTCAGGGCCGACAGTGCAAGATTGAGTTTGTCTTCCTTTTCTTTGCTTCCGAAGATCGAAAAATCAACACTGTCGAGCTTGTCACGAATCATCTTCATCTTTTCAGCTAGATCGAAGTCCTTGCCGGTCACCTGCTTTGCAAGGTCACCAACTTTTTTGAACTTCTCTGCCGCGTTTTCAATCGTGACAGGACCCATTGCGTCAAGGATGCGCTTCTTATTCTCGTCTGCAGCAAGTTTCATCTTCGCTTGATACTCAGGTGTACCAACGATCAACTCACGATCTTTCTTTAGTTTCTCGGCCTGAAGTTGCTTTTCAATTGAACCTGCTTTAGCTCGAGCGTCAGCCTCTTGCTCAGACATACCTCCGCGGATGAAGTTCAAAATGCCGGCGCCGGCTTCTTCATCTGCTTTCTTCATGTGTTTAAGCCGCTCAAGTTTCATCATGTCGATTCGTTCATCGACAGTCTTACTTTTGTCTTCGAGCTTCTTAAGCCAATCTTCATCATCGAGTGCGTCTTGAAGTTTTTCTGCCTCACCTTTCATTGACGTCTTTGCAAGCGCAAAGGCACCAACGGTGATGGCAAGTGCGGCAACTGCAACAAGAACGTATGGATTCGCTAGCAGCGATGCCATCTTGCTAACGCCTGCACCGCCGGAAGCAGCACCACTTGCGCCCTTTGCCACCGCATCAGTAGCCGTCTTTGATGCCGCGCTAACACCACTCTCTACCAACGAACTAGTCGTCTTCGCAAACGTCGCTGCAACTGCCTTATCGATTAACGCCTTTTCAGCAGACTCTATGAAAATCTTCTTAAACACGCTTCCTAACGCACTGATACCTGCACCAAGCAGAGCACGACCAAGCGCTGGACCGAACATGATGGCGCCAACACCTAACCACACTTTAGTTGGCATTTCCTTGGCACCCTTGATGACCAATTCATAGAGTTTGTCCCACAAAATTGAAGCCAATCCGCCGATAGCATCCCACAACTTGGTCATCATCGCAGGATTGTCAAGCGCTTTTATGATCGGATCTAAGATCTCCGCCACAATCGCCATTCCACTTGAAGCACCACCAGCGGCGCGACTCGAAGCCGCGGCCATGAACTTGGCGGGATTGGTGATGAGCTCTGTTAGCGACTTAAGACCTTCGATGACCTTGGGAATCAACATCTTGATTCCTTCAGCGATTATTGTTGAAAATGTCTTAAGAAACGTTTTGAAGCCACCAATGACTTTTTGTCCTGAAGGACTTGATGCATCAAAGAAGTCAAAAAACTTCTCTTGAATGTTATCCATCAATTTTGCAAATGACGCACTACCGTCGTTGCTTGTTAGTCCATTCATCCAGACTTTGAGAACGTCAACGACACCACCTGTAAGTTTTCTAAATTTAGCAGGATCGAAGAAATCAGCAATGCCACCCAAAAAATCTTTGACGCCAGGGAACGTAGCGACAAAAGCTTTTCCTAGTCGGACGCCAGCCTGCTCCGTTTCACGCAGGCCTTGCTTGATGTTCATAATGATGGTTCTGAACTCAGTGGACGCCTGGATGCCACCCAGGAAACCCTTGATGAACTGATCCATGAAACCACCGGACATCGCGCCGCCTGACTTTGTCATACGCTCGATTGCGCCGGAAAGTTGACTCATTGCATCAGCCTGAGACAGAGTCTTCTTTTCTGATTCGCTGCTTTTCTTTTTGATAGCATCAAGGCTGACGCCTTGATTCTTTGCTGAGAATACTTGCTTTGCAGTCGCGGCGTCCAGTCCGGTCATCGTCGTCAACAATTTCGTGTTCTGTCGATCGAATTTTGACGAGTCTACACCTGCTGCCGCGAATGACTTTCGCAGGCTGTCAATGATCTCTGCGGGGTTTTGCGCAGACATCAGTTCCATCGCGTCAGCATTGACGCCGAACGCTTGTGACATCTTTGAGACGTTGTCTGCCGCAGAATCAAACGTTTCGAACGCGTCGAGCGTTCCTGTGATGTCCTTCAGTTCAACGCCTAACTTACGAGCATACGTTGAAGCTTCGCCGATCTGTTTGACTGTTGCACCTGCAAAGTGCGCAACATCCTGCATCGCCTTCGTCATGTCTCGACTGATCAATTTAGCATCGAGCTGGAACGCTTTTCCAAGGTCAAGCGAGTACTTCGTCGTCTCCTTGAGCGTATCACCGAGCTTCTCGCCCATGGTGATACCGCGCTGGGTGACGGCCTTCATGGCCTCGTTGCTGAGGCCTAGGCCTTTCTGGTATGCTAGGAGTGCACCGCCATTGTCCTCAAATTCTTTTCGAACGAGATTAAAGGCTCCACCCATCTCTTTTGCGAGTTCACCCATGGCCTCGAGTCGCTCTGCGAGCGTTCCGAACACGCGCCAGGCGCTCAATCCTGTGTCACTGAACCCTTTTAGATTAACAGACGTTGAGATGATCGCTTTGTTCGTCGGACCCGTAAAGTGTCCGAACTCTTTGCGAAGCTTTTCCATCGCAACAGCAAGTTCATTAGACCCACCTGCAGACTTTGCAGCCATATCGACAAGGCCCGTGAACATCTTGAATGGAATCGCGATGATAGATGATGCGACGCCGACAAGACCATCGACAAGACCGGTGGTGAAGTCGATCAAGCCTTTGCCCATTGCAATAACATTGGCACCGGATTGCTTCAGGCCGGATAGAGCACCAGCTGCAAAGATGACAGACTTTGGAAACTTCTTACCGATCTCTTCACCGGTCTTTTTGATGTCCTTCCCCATCTTTGAGAAGGCTTCTTCGCCGGCTTTTCCTGCGTCTTTTGCGTTCTCTCCGGCGGTCTGAAAGGACTTGCCCATCGCCTCGATCCTCTGGACCGTATCTGCAGTTCCAGCAGTTCCGAACGCAGCAGCAAGCTTTGTGACAGTATCGACCTGCGAGCTGAACGACTGATCGAGCTT